TGGGGCCGGCGGGGGGGGGGGGGTGTGGGGTTGGCCGGGGGTCTGGTAGCCGCCGCGCCGGAACAGGATGACGGCGCACATGGCGATCATGGGTGAGGCGAGCTTGCCGCCCGCTTCGGGGTCAAATGAGGTGATCGGTTCGCCGGTCTTGCGTTCGTAGTACTCCAGGTCGCCGAGGGTGAGCGCGTTCATGTTCATTGATGTGGTCCTTACCAGTTGTGTTGGTCGAGTAGGTCTTTAATGCCCTTGCCAAAGCCGTCGAATGTCCTGGGACGCATCGCTTCTTCGGCTTGGGAGAGCCAGCGGGGGCCGCTGCGCGAGTCGGCTCCCCAGTGCCGTACGCCCGCGTATGGGAGGCGGGATTTGGAGCCGACTCTCACCATGACTTTCCGCTTGGATCGGCTGGGCTTGATCCCAGCGGCGAGGCGTCCGCTCTCATGTGGGGCGAGGGTACGGGCGAGCGCGGCGATAGGCGTTGCGAGCCGGTATGTGAGGTCTTTCAGGTCCGTGACGGCCACGCCTACTGCTTCGGCGTCGCGCAGGAGCGCTTTAATCCCTGCGATTTCGACGCTGCCGCCGTCCAGATGGACGCGGCCGTCACGGATACCGGTCATGGCGGTTAGTTGTCTTCCATGTTGCCCACGCCGAGCGTCGACGTGGTGGTGAGCTTCTCGGGTTCGCCCTCGCACTGCCACTCGAAGTCGAACGTGCTGCCCTTTTCGTCGCCAGCCTCGGAGGAAATGGACGGCTTGACGCCGATCTTCGCCTTGATCTTGAAGTGCGGCTGCTTAGCGGTCGCGGTCTTGTTGCCGAACGGAGCGACCAGGACGTCAACGGTGCGTCCTGCCTGCTGCCAGAGCATGTCCCAGAAAGAACCGGCGTCGAATGAGACAATGGCCTTGCCCTTCAACTTCCAGGCCGAGGACGCGCCGGATAGGGCGTCTGCGAAGGTGACAACGTCCTTGTCAGAGGTTTCGGGGGCGAGTTCGTAGCTGGAGATGTCGCTCCAGTAGTCCTTGCCTCCGATGGAGAAACCGAGCTTGTTACCGAGGATGCGGGCGTTGCGTGTGACGGTCATGGTCAGGAGTCCTTTTCGATGGTGTAGGTGATTGCGGTTGTGATGGGGGCGGCGAGGTAGGCTTGCCCATCGGCGCCCTTGATCGTCTGGTAGGCGTCAACGGCGGCGAACATGCCTTCTCGGACCATGCCGACGACGATTGAGTCAACGGCTGAGTCCAGGCGGGCGACGGCCAGGGCGTTGGTGGTCGGTGCGACCGCTACCGTGATCGAGAGCCGTACCGTGACGGATCCGTGCGCTGTTTCGTCGGCGTCGACCAGGGGCGTGCCTTCTGTGACGACGACGCACGGCGGCGCGAGGCGTTCGGGGATCGATGTCAGGACGGGGATGGAGGTGATTCGGGTCAGGACGTCGGCGAGGTCGGCGCGGGCGGCGGCGATAGGTCCACTGTTGTTGGTCATGAGATCGCGAGGGGTAGATAGGGGGCCAGGAGGGGTCGCGCGGCGACCATGGCGTCACGTGCGACGCGGATCGCTGCCGTGCCGTCGAAACCGTCGGCGAAGTTCTTGATCCCGTTGGGGGCGCTTCGGCGGTGATAGAGTTCGGCGGCGACTTCGATCGTGGCGCGCTCCAGGATTTCGGCGGGCACGATCGCGGAGCCGACCTGATCGCGGATGAGCGTCGCTGCCTGGTCGGCACACTCTTTCAGGAAGGTGTCGTTGGGCACGTCCCCTACGTAGGCGGCAATGCGGGCGGTCAGGTCGGCTCCCACGGTCAGGCTCCGATCTTCAGGGGCACGAGGCCGGTCGGGATTTCGGTTGCCACGGCCCCGTACCGGTAGACACTGAACTGCTTGGAGAGATTGACGATGTTCTCATCCTGGAGCTGGACAATCGGCGTCTCGTAGGTGCGGATCGCCTCGGAGTTGTAGAACGCGCCCACGATGCCCGTACCGAGCTGGCCAGGCGTGGCGCGCAGGTTGCAGGTCACGGGCACATCGAGAATGACGCCGGTCAGGGCCTTGGCGTTCGTGGTGCCAATGGTGTTGGTGGGGTTCTCGGTGGCGCGCATGAGCGGACGGCCGTCCGTGCCGGTCAGGCCGGAAAGCGCCTTGAAGGTCGCGAGATCGACAACGAGGCCGTCCAGGGTCAGGGCCTGGTCGGCGAACTTCGCGGCGGCGTCGATAAACAGGCCGGAGATGTCAGACCAGGTGAGGGAGGTAGCGGCCTTGGAGACGGCGAGCTTGGCGGCGTCCTGCGCCTTGACAGCGTTGGCGAACTGGCCTGCGAAGTAGGAGGCCGAGGCCTGGCCAGCCGCGATAGCCATACCGCGAAGGGACGTGTCCAGGAGGTTGATCCGGGTACGCTCAATCGCCTGGCGCGTGAGCTCGGTGTAGCCGCCGAAGGTCTTGATAGGCGCGCTGCGCTTCTTGGTGGTGATCTTACCCATCTGGAGATCAGCACCTTCGGCGGTCTGCTCGGTCACGGTCAGGGTGTTGGTCGCGAGCTCGGTAAAGTCGAGTTCCATCCCATCGGCGGGCAGAGCGCCGCGCGAGAACAGGGAGGCCAGGACGTTGGGCTTATCGACGATGCGCGTCAGGTCCTTGATCCAGTTGGGGACGACCATGGTGGCGTCTCCACTGGAGGGGGTGCCGTTGAAGGCGCGGGTCTGGATCGCGGCGATCTCTGCGCGGTATGCCTCGTCGGAGATGAGGGCCTTAATGGCTTCGCCGGGGGTGCGCGTGTCGGCGGCGGGGGTGGTGCCGCGCTCGGCGGCGGCGAGGGTCGCGCGCTGTTCCATGGCGGTCAGGTCGGCGCGCAGGTCGTCCAGGTCGGAGGCGAGCGCGTAGGCGGGTGCGTCGGTCATGGGGTGTGTCCTTTCGGGGGTGGGCTGGTTGCGTACGTCGGTCACGGTCGCGCCGTCGTAGGCGGGGAAGGGGACAAGTGAGACTTCGCGGAGGTCCAGGCTGGTAATGGTGGTGTGCGTCCCGGCCTCGTCTTCGGATCGGTCGTAGGCGAGCGGGACAAAGCCGATGGAGAGGCGGTCAATCACGCCGTCCTTGACAAGCTGGTAGGCGTCGCGGGCGGTCTGCGTGTCCGAGAACCGCGCTTCGATCTCGATACCTTCGTCGCTCTCGATAGCCGAGGTAATCAGGCCGATAGGTTCGTCGTGACGCCACGCGAGTTTGAGGCTGGTCGCGTCGTCGGCTCGGTCGGCGAGAGAGCCGGGCGCGATTGTCTCGAAGTAGCCGGGGGCCAGCTCAATTTCGACGCCGTAGGGGACGGCCAGGCCACGCACGGTACGCGGCTCGGCGGCGTCGTCGGCTCGGACGGCGAAGGCGCGAGTCTGGAGGTCAGTCATGAGAGTGTGTCCTTTGCGTTTGCGGCGGCGTCGTCGGTGATCCCTTCGATGCGCCGCGCATACTCGGGTGTGTAAATACCGGCGTCGATAGCCGTCTTGTGTGTGGCCATCCTTGCGGCGGGGGTCGCGCGCAGGATCGCGTCGAGATTGAAGCGAACAGTTGTGCCGCGCGGGACGATTGCGGTCAGGGCATCTTCGATCTCTCGCAGGTACGCCATGAGAGTCCACCGAATGAAGTCCGTGGCGGCGTCATTGATGTTCTGGTATGTCAGACTCGATCCGGTCACGGACGCGAGGAGCATGTGCGCGGGGATACCGAACATGCGACCGACCGCGAGAACGTCGAAGGCGCGGGACTCCAGGAACTGAATCTCCGACGGGGTGAGGTGGAGGGGCGAGTACTTCAAGCCCGCGCCGATGACGGCGACGCCGCCGCGCTGGGAGTTGGATTCATTCCAGGCGCGCTTAGCGTCGGCGGCTTGGGCGGCGGTGATCGGCTGTTCCGTCGATAGGACGCCAGTGGGCACGCCGCCGCTGTTGGTCCAGTTCGCGGCGTAGGATGCCATTTCTGTCGCCCCCTGGAGGGAGCGCGCGCACGCCTGGATCGGGCCGAGGCCAGCGGCTTCGCCGGGGATGTAGGTCAGGCGTAGGTGGCGGATCTGATCGGGTTTCCATGTGCGCGCGCGCCATTGCACGGTGCGTTCGCCCGTGTTGTTGTCCAGGACGGGAAGACACTGGGTAGGGTCCAGGACGCGCAGGGAGTTTGCGCGGCCGTCGCCGGTGCGTCCAATGAGCCAGTAGGCGTTTCCTCGCAGGGCGAGGCTCGCGATTGTCTCGGCAATGAGCGCGGTAGGGGTCAGATCGGGGCCGGGCGTCGCGACGACAGTGGGCAGGTCGCGGCCGTCGAGCTGTGAGCCGTCGCGCCATGCGTCGAGCGAGATTTGCTTGCCAGCGGCCTGGAGGACACTCACGGCGCGATAGACCGAGTCAAGGGCGAGCGCGCCGCGCTCGGTGATGAGCGCCGTTTCCCGTGCGGGCGGCGTGATGCCCGCTGGGATCGGTGTTCCGGTCTCGGCTCGGTGGAAGCCGAACAGGGATGCGAGGGAGGCCATGGCTGTGAGTATGCGGGGTACCCGATTCGCATCGCGGTTTATACGTGTCGCCAGCGGTACGCGCTGAGGGCGCGGCGTGCGTGACGGTCGCCTGGGTGAGCGTGCCGTTCGTGCTCGGAGACCTGGGTCAGGGCGCGCTCATGCGAGGCGGCGGGGAGGCCCCTCCATCCGCATTCACACATGGGCAGGTAGGTGCAAGCCGAGGCGTCAACGTGAATTCGCATGATGTGGCTCCCTGGATGGTCAGTAGATTTGGATGCCGGGCCTGGGTTGGCACGCTGCCCATACGGCGACGGCCCCGGCGCGTAGGGCGTCGATGGGGCGCGGCGATTTGGCTACGTCGAAGGCGGTCACGCCGGATAGCTGTCGTAGGACAACGGCCCCGGTGGCTTTGATGAGTTCTTGGTTGCCGTCGTGCGTGAGGCGCTTCGCGTTTACTCGATCTAGGAACAGTTGGCAGGCCGAGGCGTATTCGCGGGTGGCCAGGGTGGTGATCGGTGTCCCCTCGGCTTCGAGATCGGCGGCGAGCGTGCGCGTGGGACCGGCCGGGTCGCAGCCGATCCACGCATAGCCAGCGGCCTGGAGGCCGTGGAGCGCGGGGCGTACCCAGTCGATGCCGGGGCCGGACATCACGGTCGCTAGGCAGGGGTCGCCGTCGTCGTCGATCCAGGCGGCGGCGATTGTCGCTGCGGATCGGTCGGCGGCGAGATCGACGGCCAGGCAAACACGCGAGGGATCGGGGGCGGTCAGGTCCAGGTCCATGAGGGAGCTAAACAGGTGGATGTCAACGGCGGTTTCTTCGGCGGCGGTTTCCAGGTTCAGGATCGAGCGGCGCCACGAGGCCAGGTTGTCCGAGCGCAGTGCCCTGATCTTGTCGGCGGTCTGCGTGTGTCCGAGCGCCGGGTGGAAGGACAGAGTTTCGTCGCTGTAGGGGTCGCGCTCGGCGGCGTCTTCGTCGGCGCTCCACTCGAAGAAACACATCCGGCTATGCGGGTCTTCTACTGACTTCCTGCCTTGGCGGATCAGCTCATTGAGATACGCCGATTTATCCGTCCCCTTCGTGGAGACGATCCAAAGCTGCGAGTCCTTGATAGTGAGCTGGGTCGGGTTGATCGCTGTCTCCAGTGCCAGGCCTGCTTCGGCGTCGAAAGCCCACGCCTCGTCCACGGTCACGAGGTGGAGCGAGTCGCCGTGAATTGACTTCGGTGTTGGCGCGAACGGGCTGATGAAACTACCGCGCTTCAAGTACTCGGTGCGCTCTGATCCCTGGGATGCGTACACCCGGAAATAGCCGGGCTTTTTTTCTGCGTTGAGCGCGGTGTTGATCTGTTTCCACCGTTTGCGAGCGTCTTTGCCGGTCTGCGCTGTCATGAGGATTTCGTGCCGGTTGTAAGCCATCATTCGATCTACCATGACGGCGCGCAGGAGGAAACTTTTACCGGCCTGGCGTGGGACCGTGACGACGACGACGGGATACCTCCAGGCCCCCGGCGTGTCTGGATCGAGTTCCAAAGCCACGTCGGCGACCTGGCGTTGCCAGGGCATGAGCGAGCCGCCGAGGAATGCGGCGGTTGCGGCGATCCGAGCGCCGAAGGTGGGGTTAGCAGGGTTGCGGCGCGTCGAGTACTTCGGGGCGGCGCTCATGAGCGGGTGAGGGCGTCGCGGGTCAGCTCGGCAAGCGCCGCGTCGAAGGCGTCCAGTTCCCGGTCGGTCCCCTCGGCGGGGCGAGGCAGACTATCGAGCGATTCCAGGACGTTTTTCAGCACGTTGGAGGTAGCGACCGAGGGTGCGCCGCCGTTCAGGCTGCGATCAAGGGCGGCGGCGGCTTTGATGAGCGCGGCGCGCTTTGCCTTCTCGATTGGGCCTAGTACGCCCTTGGCGTCTAGGTCGTCGAAGGCTTCGCGCACGGCGTCTTCGATCTCCCCCGTTGGGGGCGGGGAGACTTGGAACAGTTCGTTAGTCATTTCGCGCATGGTGTGGGTTTCCGGTCTGGTTTCGGGCCGGTTCGGGCCGGTTTATCTGGGCGTCGGGGGGAATAGGAAGTTGGGGGCGGGGACTGCCTGGCGGCGGCTCTAAGAACCGGGTTAGCCGGTCAGGCCTGGCCAGGTGCCAGAGCCAGACCAGGACCGGGGCGGCTGGAAGTCCGAGGCGGGCCGGGCTTGCCTGCTTGTGTTGCAGTGATGATGAGCTGGCCGCAGGTTGCTGATGTCGTCGGTGCCACCCTTCGAGCGGGGCACGACGTGATCGACAGTCAGGCCGAGAGGCGAGCGGCGCGACGCGGCCAGGTCGATGGGCTTACCGCATAGCCAGCACGTGGAGCCGTACCGGCCGAGCACCTGGTTAGCTAAGCGGCGGACCTTGGAGCCGTCCCAGCTCATCGGCGCGGCCCGTAGACGGTGGGGGGCGGGGGCGGGGGCGGATAGCTGGCGGCGATCTCATCACGCATCTGGCGGGCGAGGCTGGCGATCTGGAGGGCCAGACCGGCAAGCTGGAACTGAGGCGAGCTCATCGAGTAGGGCGAGGCCCCATTCAGTGCTTCGTGGGCGCGCATGGCGGCGGCTTCAATGTCGGTGGCGATGTCGTTGACGACGGCGCGAGAGTCAGGCTGCTGCGTGGTCATTGAGGAGTTCCTTTGCAGTCGAATCTTTCATGGTGAGGCGCGCCCATGAGCGATAGTGCGCGTCAGGGTAGGTGGCGTGCATGTACTCCACAAACGCCGGGGGCCAAGCCGATTCAGGGTCTTCGTTGATCGCGGCCTCATCGTCTTTGCGCCGCCGCTCGGCGGCGGCTCTCTCGGCTTCGGCGACCTGCTGCTGTCGCATGACCGCTTCATACCGGCAACGGTTGCAACGATCCGATGAGGGTTCGCCGTGCTTGCATTCAACGGCGAGATAGGTCATGTAGGTAGGCCTGTACTTCGGCATATCGGTTTCCTTTCTGGGCGGAACAATCTTCTTTCGGGACGAACGAGGGGACGCCTTAGCGGCCCCCTCATCCCGTAGGGAAGGATGGGGCGTACTCATGTCCACATGGGCCGTGAGCGGCTTCGGGCGGGCCGCGTTTCGGCGAAGGCGGTAAAGCTGGATGCGGGCGCGAGTCGCCGCGTTGCGGGCACGATCTTCGGCGTCGGAGGCGCGGCGGAAAGCCAACGCCCAGTCCACAAGGACGCGCTTAACCACCTTGATGACGCCCACGGTCGGCACGCCCATCCTGATCCCGCCCCGGTGCCACTCGATCACGCCCGCGTCTTCGAGCCACTGGAGGCAACGCGACGTGTGGCGAAGGGAGTAGCCCGCGCGCTTGGCGAGCTGGCGGGCGGTGGTTTGCACGGTCGCCGAGAGGTCAGTGCGAGTGTCGTGAGCGAGTAGAGCGAGGGTATCCAGGATCGCCCGTGAAGCCGCGAATTCACGGCCCCTAAGCGGTCCCCAACCGATCCGAGACAGAGCCGCGAGAATGGAGGTGAAGCTCATCCCGGCATTGAGGATGCCGCGCGCCCTCGGCGCTGGCACGGTCGCCGGGCGGGCGGCGGCATCCTCGGCACGGGGGCCGCGGATCGCGGCGCGGGCGGCGGCGATAAAGTCGGCGCGTTCCTGCTCGGTCCAAGCAACGGCGGCGCTCATGACGGTCTCGAATCGTCGCGGCGCGAGTACTTCCACATCTTTGTACTGCCGTCTGTGAATGTGATTACACAATCTTCATGGCGGCGGCGATGCAGTGCGCGGTGGCTCGCAATTCCGAGGTAATGGAAGGACCATTCGCAGTTGTGGCAGTAGCAATTCTTATCGCGCGTAACAATCATGATTGCGTCTCCACCATGTAGCGGATCGCGACGGTCACGTAGCAATGCAGGAGCTTGATCTTCTGGGCGCGATCCTTCGGGCGCATCCTCTTAGCGCCGGTAACGCCCATGTTGGCGGCATCCTCGGCGAGCTGGATTGTCAGGGCTTGCGACTTGCGTAGGAGCGAGCGGACAATGGCGGCGTCTGATCCGTTAATCATGCCTGTTCCACCTCATCGGCGAGACAGCGAAGGGCGGCGGCGACGCCGGGGCGCGAGATGTCGGCGCGGGCGTGCATCTCTACTTCGCCGTCTCGGCGAATTAAGACCATGGCGAGCATGTTTGCGGCGGTCTGGTCCAGTTCTGCCATGAGGGCCGGGGAGATGTTGTCTGCGAGTCGGTTACTCATTGGACGCCGCTCCGATCTCGTTCACGTCGCGCCGGTGCAACCAGACGCCAGCGGCAATGACGGTCACGGTCATGAGCGGGACCGTTACGGGCCACGGGATGTAGAACGCGAACATTGCGGCGATAGTCGCGCCATAGGATGCCAGCGCCACGAGGGCGGCAAGGAACTGGGTCCAGTCGATGCGGTAGCTCATTCCCCCACCTCCAGATTGAAGGCGCACTCCAGATTGAAGGTCACGCGCTCTAAGTCGCCATGCATGACGGACAGCTCATAGCCGACAACCTCGAAGGCAGAGCTATTCAACTGGTCGATGATGGTGTCCAATGAATCCATGAGGTTGCGCAGATCCTTGGCGGTCTGCTCTTCTGTTGCGCTCATGATTAGGCATCCCTTTCGAGTGTCGATGTGGTGAGGCTGATCGGTACGCCAGCGTCGGCGAGCCGGTCCAGGTCTGCGAGGGTCCAACCGACGGTGCCGCGAATGCGCTTTGAGATGCCGGTCTGTCGGATGCCACAAGCCTTGCCGAGCGCGGTTTGGGACAGGCCAGCGGCGCGCATGTAGCGCGTGACTTCCTGGGTGACCATGTCGTTGAAACTCTCCATAGTTCACGTTCTAATCTTTTTCGGAATAGAAAGCAAACCAAAGGAATGCTTGAATTACGTCCAGGCGGTTACAGATTATGCCCATCTGGACTAAGATGGGCATATGGCTATTCAGATCATGCCGACAGCGGCAGACCGGGTGACAACACGTGACGTTGTCGCGGCGAACGTTCGCGCCGAGGCAGCGCGCGCGGGCTTTAATCAGGTGCGACTAGGGCAGATGCTTGGAATTTCCCAGCCTTCGGTCAACAAACGATGGACCGGAAAGCGCCCCTGGCAGCTTGAAGAATTGGATAGCCTAGCCACGGCGCTAGGCGTCTCGGTTGTCGATTTGGTAACTCCGACCGGGCGGGAAACGCGCCTCCGACAGGACTCGAACCTGCAACCTCGGGATTAGAAGGCCCTTGCTCTATCCATTGAGCTACGGAGGCGTGGCGCGGGTGCGCCGCCTGTAAGACTAGCGGACCTTAGGCGTGCTTTCCAACGGCGCGGCCCATCAGTAAGGCCAGCAGTGGGAAGAGCAGCACGGACATCGCGCCGGCGACGACGAGCAGGGAGGCGAGCCACGAGGGCAAGACACCCGTCGTGACGCCGAGCTCAGTGACGGCGACGATGATGGGCAGGCCGGTCGCGCCGTACAGGCCGATGCGCGTCGCGTCCGTCCAGCCGACGCGTTCGATCGATCCGTGGAAGCGTTCCATGAGGACGATGGGCACGCCGCGCACCACGAGGATCGCGCCGACGAAGGCGACGAGCAGGAAGGGGTAGCCCGCGACGGCACTGAGCGAGATGTTCATGCCCGAGGTGACGAAGAACAGCGGGATGAGGAAGGAGAATCCGAGGGTGCGCAGCTCGCCTTCGACCATCGTGAAGTTGCCGGGGGCCAGCGCGCGCACGATGATGCCGGCCGCGAACGCACCGAGCACCATGTCCAGTTCCATGACCGCGGACAGCGCCATGAGGCCGGTGAGGACCAGCATGACGACGCGCATGAGCGTCTTTTGCGAGGTCTGCGCCCCGTGCAGGATCGTTCGGCCGATCGCGGGATGCTTGAGGATGAATCGCGTCGGGATGGCGACGGCGACGACCGACGCTACCGCGAAAACGAGCAGAATAATCGCCGAGGCCCACGGGCTGCGGGCGGACAGCAGCAGCGACATGGCGATGATGGGCGCGAGCTCGCCGACGGCTCCGTGGACGAGGACGGCCTTTCCGATCGTCGTCCCCATGACGCCGGCCTCCATGAGGATGGGCAGCAGGGTACCCATCGCCGTCGACGTCAACGCGATGGCCAGCGCAATGTACGTCGCGGCGGCGACCCCGGTCGTGCCCGACGCGGCAACCGCCGCCCAGGAGACGGCCAGGCCGATACCGAAACACGCCAGCCACGTCAGCAGCGAGCGCCTGCCCGCCCGGCCATGCACTTCCTCCACGTTGATCTCGGTGCCCGCGATGAGGAAGAGCATGCCCATGCCGACCTCGCGGAACAAGGAGATCGGCTCGGTGAGGGACGCGAGGCCCGCACCATTCGGCCCGATGATGACGCCAAGGATCAGCAGCCAGACGACGTCGGGCACGCGCTTGCGCGTGAGCGAGGACAGCAGGGGTGCGACAGCCGCAGCTGCGGCGATCAGGAAGAGGGAGACGATGGCCCCCTCGGTGTCGCTCGTGCTCGACGCGGCGACGAGGCCGTGGCCTACTCCCCCGCTCGCGGCGGGCAGGGACAGTGGCAAGCTCATGTGCGTTCCTTTTCGGGTACTGGAATCAGGCGCGCGCGAACGGCCGATGGGGCCGAGGGCGCGTATTCAGGAAGTGCGGGCATGACAAAGGCCCGGGACGACAAGTCCCGGGCCCGTGCGCGGATGCGAGGTCAGCCCTCGACGTCCAGGAGGCCGTTCTTGTATGCCTTGGCCAGGCGGCGGGGCACGCGGATCTCACGGCCGGCGACCTTGACGGTGTTCAGCTCGGTAAGATCAGCCTTCCAGGTAGACCGGCGGGTGCGGGTGTTCG